TAAGAACTTGAGACATTTACTTACTCCTGTTGTTTGACTGTATAAAGACTATTATATAGCCAAACCCATTTATTGTCAACCTCGGATTATGTCGAAAATCTGGCGTTGTAAAGACGCAACATCCTCATGATCAACATAAAAATCCGTCGAGGGGTCATAATACTTTCCCTCCTTAGGATCATAATACAATACCGTGCCCGAGGGATAGTAGAAAGGACCTTCTAGTCCCTTGCGGGGTTGATATTTTGCTTCACGCTCGGCCAGGACTTTATAGCCCATTATGCGATCTCCAAAGTTTTTGCAGGGTAAGTGATTGAACCGTCGTATTCCAGTTGGCTCTTTTCAAATGATGTCATGTAATCATCGGAAACGATATCGAACCCAATAATAGTTTCCGAACTAAAACTATCGCTATATTCGATACGGTCACGAACTGCCATCACAAGGCTAGTAGCATCAGACTGTGAACCTGTGAACCCCTTGATAAAGTAGTCCTCGCCACCCTTATTCTTCCAGTAGGGCTCGGCTTCAGTACCGTAGTTTTCACGATATTGGGTAGTGATCAGAATCTTGCTCATGTTTGTCCTTGATTTCATAATAAACATAGTATACTAGAATACCCATTTATTGTCAAATTTAGGCTTTGATCCAATATTTCTCGTCAAACACTTCTACACTCTCGCTTCCATCATATTCACGGATCTTAAATAATGTTCCTTCGGGTACCCATGTTACGGCTAAATCGACGGCGCCGGCGCGAGACATATCGGGATATTTCAATGTTATGTACTCAATTATCATTTGCTCATTCGCATCATTGATTAACATATCTACCAATGTAGGATCGAAAATCAAATCATTGCCGTAACCTTCAGTGTCCCAAGTACTCCATCCTGCCCCGAAACCGGGACTATAGATCACTGCCACTGAACCATCTCTAACATACTTATTCATTGAGTTCCCATTTACTCGCTTCGTACCAACTGAATTCCCCGCTTTTTCTGATAGCAGGAGTTGTATGGATAGAAATTTTATCTACTAAGATCCTGTCAAAAACTTGTAGTAATTGATTTGTGTGATCAAAGGGCAAACACCACAGATTGTCTAAATGATCAACAAAATAATATTCCATCCTAGCAGAGTTTTTCTGTTTCCATAAAAGTTTCTTCTTGAATTTTAGTTCAAAGTTCTTGCTGACATACCTTGTTTTAGTAGTATTGGCGTATGGTTTAAGTTCATCGAATTCTAAATCATAGTCATACATCTCAGGCAAGCGACATACCATGCCAACAAAACTTTCTTTTATCGAATTCTTAGCGCCATGTATATAAATGTTTAATTCTTCCCTGAATTTAGATAATTTACAGTCTTTTATTTTCCATAGCATCATCTGTTTACTGTAATAATCTCGTATGTTTAGGGCTTTGATATAATCGGCTTCGATGACTTTTGAAATTACTTGAGAACTATAGAATTTGGTATAGGGTAAAATCTGATTTTGTTTTACCAGTCTTTGTTGCGCACATGAAAGCACTAAAAAATCTCCATCGACCTCTAATACTTTATGTGTCCTTATAGATTCATTATCGTCTAACTTAAACTCTTCATCGAACAGGGTACTCAATACTTTGAGATTTTTTCCGGATCCGGAATTCAATATACTTTGCATTGATGAGGCTGTGGACTTAAACATATATGCTCCTATGAGTAATCGTTATGATAACATAAGACACATTTTAGATCAAATAAATGTTACCCGATTGTGATGTCTTCCATGCCGGCCGTTCTGAGGCGAACAATGTGACCTAATTGCCATTGCTTGCTGTCAATGCCCTTTAAGATACCTAACCATTTATTTCTTAACAGTGCCACTTCATTGATGATAGTCTCAAAGTCAATGACTTCATCTTCGCCGTCAACATATTTTTCAGCATCACGGCTAGTGAGTTGTCGATTGTATGCTTCTAGGTATTTTTGAAAATATCTTCTGCGTATCTTGCGCAGTTGGATATTGAGATAATTCAATACTGCTTCTATCTCTTGTAATTGATTGAATCTATGTTCTGTGATACCGGGGAGTGCGGCAATGTTTTTTTCTACATTGCCGTAAACCCTCACATCACTTTTAGCTCTATCTAATTCCAGTTCATAGAAAGCAATGAAATCAGGAATGCTAGATAGATCAGTACTGATCCGTGTGTACCAGCTTATTGCCATTCGTCAGAATCATCATCTAGATTATCGAAATCGTCATCATTCCAGTCATCGTATTCTGCTTCTTGATCGGCATGCGACTTCAAAGCACTGATGATGTCTTTATCTCCGGAAAATGCTTGCTTGATCTCACTGGCTTCGTAATCATTATCAATCAATAGATTGATCAAATCCTCTGCTGCCAATGTTCTCTCGCTAGGATCTAGATGAAATCTCAAGCATTCCCACACTTCAGAAATAAAATTCAAACTCATTCTGTTACCTCCTCCTCTTTAGGTGTAACAGTACTTAGCTTGAAACGATGTTTTTTCTGGAACTCAGTCATGACCTTATCTAAACAGCCATCTTCATTTGTTTCCCAACCTTTACGGAAGAATTTAAGGATTTCTCCATCTTCAGTTGTGTATGCAAGTCGATTTCCTTCTTTGTTGAGAACACCTTGCTTCTCAAACAAATCTAACAAACCTGAATATGGGTTCATGCCCGTAGAGTAAGGAATCTTGACTTGAACACTTTCAAACGGCTTGCTATATCGTGTCTTCATGACTTTGCATGCGCTACGAATACCAAGCACATCAGTGACTTTGTTGCCATCCTCGTCTTCTTTGAGTTTAAGTTTCTTCATTGCAACAACAATGCTTGAAGCATAGATGAAGCCTTGACCACCTGAAATCTTGTCGTCTGGGTCAAACATATCTTGTGATGCATAAGTGTGATTAGTTGCCACTAGACCAACATTGTGTGATCCAAACATATTGACACAGTTGCGAACAAGTGCGGTCAATGCCTTAGGCTTGCGACCCATGTCACCCTTCATGTCGCCCGCTTCAAATTGATTGACATCAGTTGGAGTCAACAACATACCAAGACTGTCAATGATGAACAATACTTTGGGTTTGTCTTCGGGAGGCATAGTCTTGTAATCGACCATGAATTTGCTAACAGTTTTAGCAACATCATCAATCATTGCCATGTTGAGTTTGAGAAGTTTGTCTTCGCTAGTATCAACACCGAGATTGTGTAGCCAATCTTCATCTAGTGCATTTTCTGAATCGATTAAAACAACAAAAATTCCCTGAGCCTGTGCATGCCTTACCAGATTTCCGGAACAGATGTATGATTTTCCCGATCCACTTTCTCCGGCAAAGACAGTAACTTTACCAAGAGGTACGCCTTTATTAAAGTCACCACTAATGAGGTAATTGAGAGCATAGTTTCCTGTACTAATCCAATCTGTGGGGTCATTGAATCCAATGCTTAATCCATCGATTGACTTAGTAATCTCCTTTCTAAATTTGCTGACATCAAAAGGTTTTACCATATCAACTATCCAGTTCCTTTGAGTTATACTCTTTGATCAATTGGATCAGTTCTTCTTCGGTATTACATACAATCTTCGATGTTGCCCAATCGTCTTTTTTGTTTCTTCCCGGTACTTCTAACATAAAACCATTTTCATAACGGTTTAATGTGATGCTATCTGAAACTTTTACTAGTTTATCAAGTTTTTTCATTTTGTTTTCCTCACATTGTTCTATTCATCATTCTATCGCTAAATGATACTTTGTCAAGTAGATCAGGACAAGTGTCTGCTAATCTATCTAACTCGTATTCACTTGGATAATGCCTAAGTGCGGCCCTTGCTCGGTCACGGATAATGCTAGGTACCCTGGGTGTTTTACCAGGATCACATAATTCTTCTAACAAGCGTTTACCTTGTTTGAGGGCGCGGTATCTTTCGTCAGGTAATGTCATGGTTATTCTCCTTGAAGGGGGCTATTGCCCCCATCCCCTATTAAGACTTGTTTTGTCTTGCACGGATCATCGCTAAGATGTCCTGTGCTTTATCGCTTGAAGTTGCCTTAGGAACTTCTACAGGTTGTGAAGAAGTTGCTGGCTCATCCTCATCCCAAGGAACAGAAGTTTCCTTAACTGCTGGCTTGCTTGGGGCAGTCTCAACAACTTCACTAGCGACACCTGCCGGGGCCTCAAGACCATATGGACGATAGTATGCACCCCATTTGTCATTATCGTATGGGCGACCATCAACACTTGCCTCGAACATTTCTTTGATGACACGGAGTTCTGCTTCGCTTGGCTTCTTGGGCAAGAAGTCTGCGAGATTGAATAGACCATGTGCTTCAAGAGCCGCTTGCTCTACCTCAGTCAATGCACTTTC